ATAATCGGAATTATTCGTTACATAAATAGGCTGAGCGGCTTCGGTGCCAGTCCATCGGCCATCCCAGGTAATACCATCGGCCATTTTCCATACATTACCGTAAAGGTTTTCAATGCCTCGGTAAGTCATATAATCGGTTAAATAACCTAAAGTTGTGCCGTTACTTACGGAATTACTACTATTAGCATCTGCCACCGATAAGCCCGTTAAGCCTATATAACTATCGGCCGTCCAACCGCCACCGCTTAAATCAGTTCTACCCGCTCCTATCATACTTTGGCTATTAAAATCGGCATACTCAACCAAATAAAGTAGTTGTATGGCTGAATGTAAATAGTAATCTAATTGTCGCCATCCTGTACCACGTTCGGCCGACATTGTTCGATATTCTACCCTTGTTTCGTAAGTTTTCGCCCAGGTGCCTGCAACGGATGTCATTTTATCGCCCGTAGTGTAAATTGAAGTTGGAATACTTGCCTTTGCACACATGGCAGATGTTGAGGCATCGTACATACCACCTTCGAATGCTCCTATATATCTATAATTAACTTCTTGCCCATCCTTCCAAAAAGCAGGGTGAAGCTCAAAGCCTGGTAAGTCGTATTTTGAAATATACCAACTGTTTAAAGTTGTAACTAAAGTGTGTTTATAATAAAATTTTGGAATTTCAACCATCACTTGCCCATCAGATCCCCCAAAATTTGCGGTGCCAATTTCGTAAACTTCGCCGCTTATTATAATATCTCTTTCGAGCGAAAGCGTGTTTAAATCGTCAATAGCTGTTATTATTGAATAAGTGGTGTCGGTTACATTTTTTATGTATTGCCCTGCTACTATTCCATCAGTAACAAAATCGGCGCCTGAATCAATTAATTTATAGGCGGTGGTTCCATCGGTGGTGTCGGTTACTGTTATGCTTGTGCCATCTTTATTAAGTGAATTATCTAAATCAATATAATAGTTAACCGTGCCATCGTCATTAAGCAAGCATCTGCGCATATCGCTTTGAATAGGCAAATAGTCGTTGCCTGCACTTTGTGAGGTGGCTATGTCTACCAATGATCCTAAACGAGCATATACATCGGTTGAGCTATTCCAGCTTAAGCCTTGAAAAAACCCGTTAAAATCATATTTATCGGCTAAGTTTGTACTGTCGGCAGCTATACGAGCCGAGAGGTTTGCATCAGTCGCTTGGCGAGCTGTACGTTCTGTTGTAATTGAATTTTTACGTTCAGTGGTTTGCGCTTCGACTTCGCTCAGCGACCACAAAAAAGCGAATAGTAATATTAATAATATCTTTTTCATCTTAAACCTCCTTTTAATTTGGGTGAGCTGTTACCGTTAATGTACCGGCTGTGATCGTGCTTTTGGTAATCACTAAATACAGATATTTGAATCCGGGCTTTTCGAGTACCTGGGCATCCTTATCGGTGCCGCTGAGTGCAATATCTACAGGATCGGAAGTATCATATTCAAATAAGGATGTTTGCCCGCTTAGGTCGTGAAATTTATATTCTAAAGTTCCGGCACCTGTTAAGCTGGTCCAATCCGCGATAAGGGTTAAATCATAGTTAGGGATCTGTACGTAAAAAGTAGTATCGCTTCCTGCGATATCGCTCAAATCGAAGCTATCTAAAACGGTGGTTACCCGATTGGCATTTACCGAGCGTTGTGCATAGGCTTGTGGCGTTGCCAGGAATAAGCCTATAATTGCGATGATTAAAATTTTTGTTTTCATTTTATGTTTGTTTTAAGTTAGTATTTACTTTACCACCTGTTTGCCCCTCGACTCCGCTCGGGGTTCAGTTTTATTCATATTGTGCTTTTATCCAGGTGGCGGTCCATTGATTGCGATTTGCATTGAATGATCCCGTACTAAAAATATATTTATCGCTATCCATTACCAAGGCGTTATGTGCGTAAATTCCTACTCCATTAATAATACCCGACCAGCATTTTACCGCCGATTTTTGTCCGGCCATGACTTCCTCTAATAATAAATCATCAATTTGCTGAGCCGTACCCGTGGCTTGTATTTTCCATAAGTAAGAGTTCGTCCAATATGTACCATTGGATACTTTAATTGCTCCTACCGAAAACAATTCGGGACCATCGCCCTGAAATACTTCTGACAATGATTTATGTGTACCCGCATTGGTATTGGTATCATTATCTAATTCGGTGGTTTGCTCCATGATGGCAGTATCAGGATTATCGGGATATACCATTTGAAATACTTCGGAGTTAAGGGTAAACGAAAAAGCCGCAGGTACATAGGCTGTTGATGAAAGCGCGATACTAAAATCCATTACTCCCGTTATTGGAATATTATAAGCAATCATTGTAAGCTCTTTATTTTCTCTAAAATTTGCACACGGACCGCCTGTTAATGTATAGGTTTGTGCGGTGGTCGACCATGTTTGAGAATCGCCATAATAGTAACTACCAATTTTAATGGTTAAATCGTAAGCCGATACATACGAATCGTCATAATAGTGTGGTGTAGCTTCGTCTATATCTAAAGTAATTTCTAAATCTAAACCTGAACCGCCCGGAATGGTATCGCCATCTTCGTAGGCATCGGGATACGGGTTAGAACCTATCCGATATTTATATAAGCTACTTATATTGGCTAATATGGGTAAGAAATTAATAATTCCATCGGTACGATTAAAGCTTGATACTTTTATATCGGCAGCCGAATCGGTGGTATGTGCCACAGCATCGGTTTTATAAGAATTTGTTATTAAAGTGGTATTCCGTTTTTGATTGCTTTGAATAAATCGCCAACTCCCTTCGGACTGCATCAATTGTGCATCCCATTGGGTGCAAATACTTTTTAATACTTCGAGACAATTCATCGCTTCGAGACTGTCGTCGCTCTTAATTTTTATATATGCTTCGTGATTTACGGCGGCCAATGTTAAAGGATTACTCGTAAACGGAGAGCTTACACCCATATAACCTTCGAACCATTGCACACAGCTTATTAAATATTCGTCAGCTATAGGTTTTACAGAAATATTATCGATAGTAGCTGCTGTATTTTCATCTGATATAAAATATAATCTATCATCTCCATCACATATAATTTCTTCGGTAAATGTTCCACTTGTGCTTCTATCCGTTCCAAAACCACCGTAACCACATAAAACTTGTATAGATCCTGAGCTTATAGAAGTGATAGTATAAGTTACCTCATATTTTTTACCTTTTTCTATAGCAATAACTTGATATAAAATACCTAAATAACCAGCTACTGAAACAGCTCCCACTCCCGAAGCTATTGTCCAACCAGGACCTTTAATCCAATCCGTATCGGTAGTAAGCGTGCCATTAGTAACTAATTCATTATCAATTTCGAAATACGTTTGTAAGCCTGTTTTATTTAGTAGATTAAATAAATGCTCTAAAAAAGTTTCCTGTCCGGTATACCAGCTAGCCCCGTTTTTATAGTCGATGTTTGCCAATCGCCCGAGACTGTCAGTAGCGGTAAGTATTACTTTATATGGGAAAGCCGCATCGGGATACGAAATTAAATCGGTAAGAATATATCCCAGCCAATCGAGTTTCCAATTACCCGATACTTTTTTGTAAATCTTTAAAACGAATTGTTGCTCATCGGCATTGGCAATATCACTTATCAGGGTTTCGGCGGCGGTATTATTACAACCCAATGTTACGGTACATTTCGAAGCTAAAATAGGATTTGTACGATTGGCCGGATCACCTTCGTAATTAAGTGTAAAGCCGTCGAAATCAATATCGAAATCCGATGCCGTACTGCTATAGTCCGTATCGAGTATATCGATTTTATAATCGACCTCTTTCATTGATTTCCATATGGCTGAATAGCGTACTCCCATTTTATCACCCCTCTCCCGACTTCGCCGGGATCTCCCCAAAGGGGAGAATGTTTAGTTTGTAATTATTTAATTTTTCCTTTTTCGCCTTCACTTCGATGAACTCAGTGTTCAGCGAGTTTTGTTTATATTTATATTAATCCCTATCTCCCCCCTTCGGGGGGATTAAGGGGGGTTTATCCTGTTACTCGACCCTGTATAAGCATGACTTTATTATATGTTTTAACTAAATCATCGCCTTTGGCTTTTAACTCACCATCAATCATAATATGAATTGGAATAGGTTTAAAGTTCATCGTTCCAGGACCGGGCGAAGCCATGGCCATATTTGCCATTGCATTGGCCGGATTCATTTTTTGCATGAAGCTATTTAAAAAGGTTTCGAGTTTTTTAGGTGGCATTATAATTTCGTCGCTGTCTAAATTAGCGGGGTATTTATCGCCACGATATCCTTTAGGAACTACACCGCCTGCTGCCATGCTTGGGCCTTTTTTAACGATTGCCTTAAATATCTTTGACGCAGCATACAAAGCTATACCTGCACCCAAACCAGCAAAAGGATTACCTAATAAAGCTTTAAATGCTATGGCGGCTTTTGATGTAATAATTAATTGCTTACCCATATTTCCCATAAAGTCAGCAATTTTTGATATCATCCCACCCAAAAAATCTTCCATTGAAGTCATGCCCGTAAACACATCCACTAAACCATCAGCCATACTTAAACCCATACCAAGCATTCCTTCTTGAAACATAGATGATACTTGTAATGAGGTTTCACCAAAACTTGTCATGGCCGCTTGTGCTGCCAGTGCATTGGTTGTAACTATTTGTAAGCTACCGCCATTAATCATATTCCCCATTCCTCCAATACCCATATTTGAAGCCATGCTATTCTTTTTACCGGCATTGACATCAACACCCCCGGTTTTTATCATGGACGCAGAAGTAGGAGCGCTTTGATTTCTTTTCAGTCCGCCGCCATTAATCGAGTTTAATTGTCCTTCGAGCTTGGTGATTTCGGCAGTAAGATTTTTAATTTTTGTTAATTCGCTTGCTGGAATTAACTCTATATTTTCGGAAGCTGCTTCGGCTAATAAATCGCGTTCGGCACGTAAATCGTTTAGCTTGGTTTCGAGGGCTGTTACATTTATAGTTTGCTCGTTTACTGCATCAGCATCATCAAGTTTTTTTTGCTGTTCTTTAGTTAATGCTTTTGAGTAATCGAGCGATGATTGAGTAAGTTTGTTGTAATTATCAATTTGATCGCGTTGCTGTTTTGTTAATAATTCAGCATCGGGCGTAAGGTTAAAAATACGTTTATAAGTATCTTCGTATTCGCCGATTTTTGTTTCAAGTTCGGTTTGTAATCCTAATTCTTTTGCTTTTGCTTTTACTATTCTTGATGATAGTAAAGCCGCCATATTGGTAGAAGCATAATGAGCCTGATCGCGTTTATTTATTTCGCCAACTACCTTATTAATTTCCTTCTCTTTTTCTAAAACATCCATTTTAGATAAGAGAATATCGTTTATACGATTAGCCGCTTCCTGGTCGACGGCTGCAATTTTCTCATGGATTTTAAATAACTGCTTACTTAAATTATTTTCATCCTGAATACGTTTAGCGATTTGATGTCCTAATTTTTCGCGCTGACCGGCCACCACTTCTTCGCTCTCCTGGATAGCTATTTTTTTAACGAGCTCGGCATTATACTTTCGTAGATTTTCTTTGAGTTTACCAACTTCAATATTCTCGGCATTTAAACCTTTAACAATATCGGGAGCCAAATCTTTTAATTGATTAAGTATTTTTAAACGATCGGCTTCGCTTAAATTGGTATTATTAAGCTGAGTGGCTAATAAATTAGCTTCGCGTTGCTGATCATGTAGTCCTTGCGATACCGATTTTGTAGGGCTCATTAATTCCTTAAACCCTTCGATCATTGGGCGAATACCTTCGTATAATACTTTACCGGCACGTTCGCGCATATCGCCCCAAATATTTGAGAGCTGAGTTAGTCCGCCGGTGCCTGCCAAAGCCGCTGCCTGGGCTTGCCCTTCGAATGCCGATGATAAACCTTTAGATAAAGAAGCCAATCGCTCGTTACTACCCACGGCTCCCGTTACTTCAATACCATAACGAGCCAGGGCATTGGTTGTGCTTCCTAATGTTTTAGAAACTAAATCGGCCGCTCCGGCAAGGTCCATTTTTTTTGCGGTTGCTAAATCCTGAACCAATGGGATGATAGCTTTTATTTGGCTTTCTTCTTTTACAAAAGCCCCAATTAAGGCTTGTGCACGTATGGTTTCTTCATCGCCAAATAAGGTAATTTTTTGTAATGCCTGGGCTTGTGTGATCAGTCTTTTTTGTGCACCCTCACGACCTTTTAAAGCCGTTAATAAACTGGCTTCGGCTTTATCCTGAACATCGAAAGCTTTTAACGAGGCAGATCCGTAACGAGTTATCGCACCAATGGCAAAAGCTCCGGCTATCATGCCACCAAATTTTTTAATTTGCCCTGCAAAAGCTTTTGTAGTCTTTTGGGAGCGTTTCATTTCACGATCAAAGGACTTGGTATTTCCTCTAAACGCTACAGTCATGTTATGTTGTGTTTTTGCTACTCCCATTTTATCCGTCTTTTATGCCCATGAACTGAAATAATTGCTCTTTTGTTTTGATGGTTACTTCATTTGCTTTCTCCGTTTTTTTATCACTTTTAAAGCTTTTTAAATAGTCGTCGAACGATTTTGGTTTGTCGCGTTTTTCGATGTACGGATTATTCATTAATTCGCTATACATCAATAATTGGGTTTGCAAAAATTGCGCTTCGCTCGTTTGATTTCGCAATTCGATAAAACCGTTTAATCTGTTAAAGAACTCACGCGGCGTACTATTCCAAAATTCGTCGGGCGACATTTGCATTTGCCCGAAAGCAATTTGCATTAGCCTATCAAATGTTAAGCTTTCGGGTGGCCCGCTTTCTTCGATGGCTTTTTGTTCATCGTTAGGGCCATCTGCTTTCCCATTATTTCCAAGCTACTACTGAAATATCTAATCAGTTTTACACCTTCCTCAAAAAACAAAACTTCGATAATATCATCTTCGGCAAATGGTAATTCATCCTCGATACATCGCTCAAAACCAAGTTTAAAAATTGCGATCAGTTTTTCGATATCAACGGCCGGCATTTTTTTCCAATCAACACTAGCATACCAAAGCATGAAATCAGTAAATGATTCTAAACCTTGATCGATGCAAAATTTATTGATCACTGCCATGTCGAATTTAGCCGGGTGATTTTTGCCTTTGATTTTAAATTGTTCGTTTTTCATTTTTTCTTCTCCTGTTTTTAATGGACACTGAGTTTATCGAAGTGTCGTTATTGTATTATTTTTAATTAATCGGGCATTTCGATAAGCTCAATGTCCGATTGTTTCACCCCTCGATTCCCCCTCGACTCCGCTCGGGGATCAGCTTATTAAATCGCCAATCCAACCCCAGCTATTTACCTGATTAGGGCAGCCAGGGGAGGAGTGGAGAAGGGTCGTTTATGCCTCTATAATGGCTTTAGTTGGTGCACCCGATCCTTTAAATGAGTAATCGAATTCTATACCATCTTCTGTACCTGTGCTCATACCTAAACTTTCGATCAGCATGGTTCCTGAAAACTCAAAATCGCCACTTACATCGGTGGTAAAGGTTACTGTCAACTTGGTTTTAGCCATTAAAGCCGCTACCAAAGTGTCGTAGCCTGTAGTTGCATCAAATGTTAAGTGAGCTTTTCCGCTCATATCCCAGCTAGCTTTGCCGTATTCAAAATCGGGATAGCCTCCTGAATCTTTATTCATAAATTCAATTAATTCGCGTGAAAAATTGATTGCAGCTTCGATTTGTTCTTCGATAGCTACATTGCTAATTTGAATTTTAACGATCGTTCCGTTTACTTTACCTGCAGTTGCCATTGTATAATTTTTTTATGGTTTGTATTCAATTGCTTTCCTTCTCCACAGGAACCCGTTTTTATGCGGGTTTTTATTTTAATAAATATTCAATAATTTTCTTTTCAGTGATTTCGCCGATTCCTTCTATTTCGTCGAAGTCTTTAATAGCACTTACTTTTTCGAGGCTATTAAAGCCTGCAGTAATTAAATGCTTTCGCCCTGGGAAATCGGCTGGTAATTCAAGCTCGATTACTTCGCGAGCGGTGCCGTTTTCGATCAGCTCGTTTGCTTTACGGTTTGCTACTTCGGCCAACTGGCCTACCTTAATAATATGCCCCGGAAAGTGTTCCCAATCTTTATCAAATAGTAGTTTTTTCATGGCGTTTATCTTTTAATTCTTAATGAATATTCTTGTATAAAATGATGGTGATCAGTGTCGGGATCTTCTGGGCCTTCATGCTCATTCAAAAAACGAATGCTTTGTACTTCGGTGCTTCCTACGGTTCCGCTATAGCGATCTAAATTTGTGCGAACCAATCCGGCTAAGGTTTCGAGGGCATCGTAATCGCTTCCGTAAAGCGATAGCTGAACACGTATAACATCTAAAGTGCTTACGCCATTTTTTGTATCGCTAGGATCAGTACCTACTTTAAAAAACACTATAAAAGGAACGACATCGAATTGCTCCGCCTTACCAGGATAAATCCGCGTACTTACCAAGTCGGTAACGGCTGTTACATTCTTTAAAATTCCATATATAACCGATGCACTCATTAGATTGCTTTTGCGTGTTTAACAATTAATTTCCTGATTTCGCCCATTATTGTGTATGAAATAGAATCTTGTACTCGTCCTTTCATCCGTTGCCATGCAGGGCGTATAAATGGTTGAGCCTTTTGCTTTACGGTACCAAACTCAACAAAGTGAGCATACCATCCGTCGTTTGCTTTTGCACCTCCGTAGCGAGTACCAACGTAAACTGCAGCGATCGGTCCTTTACCTATAATTACACCGATTGAGCGTTTTAATTCTCCCTTTTTATGTTTTACTAATTTAGTAGAACGAGCCCCTTTTTTAAAATCATTATGGGATGTTAAAAATGCTTTTTTACTGCCTACCGGTGCACGACTTTTCATTTCGGCTATCAAAGGTTTTGCTGCTTTACGAAAAGCTTTAACCAATAGCGGCTTCTTTACCTTTTTAGGTAACTGTTCGAGAATTTTTATTAATTCTTTATCGCCGCTTAAGTCTATTCGTAATGGCATTTTATTTTGTTTTGTTTAGCCGGTCCTCGAGCGGAGTCGAGAGGTGAGGCTATGTATTATTTTTTTTATTCACTTTATCCCTCGACTCCGCTCGGGGTGCAGTTTTTTTTATTTTGTTAGTTGTGTATTGAATTTTAAAAATCTGTTTCGGCCTATAACTTCAATTACTTTGATATCGTAGTTTTGATTGTTAAATACGATCCGCATGCTCTCATCTATTCCGCTGGCCCAGCGTGCTGTAAATTTTGCGTTTTGTTTTGTTAGTATAGATCCGCCTTGATCGGGTTCGCTACCTCCGGCATATTCTACTTTTGCATTAAGCGTATATAATGTTACCCATGCCTTAGTTTCAGCACCCGATTTAGAGCTTTTACTATTCGTAAAGCTTTGTATATGGATGGGGCGATTTAATTCGCCTATGTTTGGATATGGGCTTTTTATTGCCATAATTATTACCCCCTGTTCGCCTTGCGGCGAATCCGTCCCCCGAAGGGTGACTTTAGTTTATATTTATTTAAATCCCCTGTCCCCCCTTTGGGGGGGATTAAGGGGGGTTATATTATTTGTAATCGGTAATCTTTTAATAAAAATTCGATGGTTTTTGGTAATGTGCGGAAACCTTCATCGCCGCGATTAGCTTCCATATGTGCAATAAACATCAACATGGCCGCTTGTATAGTACTTGGTACATCGGTGGCCGCTGCTCCATAACCTGCAGTAAATTCAATTTGTACGGCATTCGGGCGACTGTAAGTATCAGGCCAGGAATAATTATAAGCTGGCTCAATGCGTGCGGGTTCGCTAATAGTATCTACTATATAATCAGTATCCACAACAAGCGCTGTAAGCTCATTATCGCTATCGTAATATTTTACGGAAGCAATGGCCGAAATCGGCAGCTTATATAAATCGATTACCCATGATGGGAATTCATCTAAATAGGCTGTCCAGGTGGCATTAATTAATGAGCGATTGGTATATTTTTCGACATACTCGCGAGCGGCTTTAATTAAAGAATTAAGCAGGGTGTCCATACTTGTATCGCCTGCAGTTAATCCAACTTGCGAGCGTGCCAATTCAATGGTAACGGGCTCGGTTGTTGGTGCTGTTGGTCGCTTATATGTTATTTTGCTCATTATATTAATTTGATAATTCGTTAATTTGCTAATGTGCTAATGAATATTCCGCCTAAGCGGAGCATTGTTTTTTATTCACCTTGGTTTGCTTCCAAATACGCGAGTATTTGATCGTTTGTGCTTTTGCCAATTCCGCTGATTTCAGTGAAATCGGTAATCGATCTTACATCTACCATAGTTTTACAGCCTTTAGCGATGAGTATATCGCGTGCTGGTAAATCTTCGGGAAGATCACAAACAGGATCTTTAATTTCTTTTTCTCCTTTAGCGAGTTTTACATGCTTACTTTTAATCAGTTCTTTTGCTCTATCTTCGGATAGTTCGCATTTACTACCTACAGAATAAGCATACTTTGGATGGCTTTTAATCCACTCCACTTTTGTTTTTTTATTAGCCATTGTATTAATTATTGATTAATGTTTAAGGCGTTTAAAAAAACCTCCCTTAGCACATAAGGGGTCGGGAGGTTTTAAGTATTTAATTATGAGATTTTTTATGCTGTTAAAGCATCTTGCATTGCTGCGAAACTTGCTGCACGTTTCACCAATACATCCCACCATGAGTTAATTACTAAGCGAACTAAGCCGCTTGTGGCTTGTGTATAAGGATCAACAACGATATCCATTCCGCCCCATTGACCGATCAATAAATCGGCAAAGTTTCCGAATATAATAGCTGAACAAACATCAGAATTGCCTTTTGTTAAAGTGCTAGGCACCTGAGTGGTAACAGCCGCTTTAAATCCATTAAGGTCGTTTGCAGACTGAGGCCATACAAATAATCCTGAACCACTATCTAAAGCAGTCGCTTTTAATTTCGCTTTTACTTGTGGGTTGGTTAAATAACCAAGGCTACCCATATCAGCGTTATCTATGGCTACTTCTCTTTCGAGATTAATAATATCAGCCCATGTAGGAGCAGCACCATTTGTGCCTCCTGCTACAGCACCGATACCCGTAGTTTGTAAAATACCTTCGGGCACATTAGATGCACCTGCACCATTAATACCAGCTGCTTCAACCGCTAAAGCGATTCGTGATAAAATTTCGTTTTGAACAAAACTTTGCACTCCAATTGAAGATTGGATCAACAATTGCTTGGAGAAATCAGCATAAGCCCCTAAGCGATTAGGCGTTAATGATAATTTTGAATGAGTTGAAAGCGTTTCGGCTCCGGCATCAGTTTCACCTTCCCATGCTACAGAAGTAGCTCCACCTGCAGGAATATCGACATTGCCAGTTAAGCCAGTTAAATACTGAGCCCCTAAACCAGCCAATACCATTTTAGCTTTTAATGGCTCGATAAAACCTTTTAACTCGGTTGGAACACCATACCCACCGGAAGCATCAGTGCCAGCTACATGATCGGCACGCTGCTCGGCTCCTTGCATAATAACAGAAGGAACTCCAATACCTTGAACTTCTTGCCCGATTGCACGCATTTCACGTTCTGCTTCTTCGTGCATATCTTTTTCAACTCCTTCGAGTGGTTTTCCTAAAACGGCTGAACGAATAGCCGACATCATATTATAGCTTTTCAATTCAGGGTTTTGGTTTCTTTCGTTGGCTTTTTTTCTATCAAAAGTTTTTCCAACTTCTTCGGCCACAAGTCTTTCGTGCTCTTTAGCTCGTTTTATTTGAAGATCAATCTCGCCCATACGTGTTAAATATCCATCGTATTCGGTGGTTTGTTCCTCAGTCATTGCACGAGTTTCGGATTCTTTAGCCGTTACTATAATTGCTTTTGCCTTCTCCCATATTGCGCGTTTTTCTTCGCCTAATTCTGTAGAAGATTTCATACTAGCAATAATTGGTAATCCAGCCGACATTACAGCTATACCCTCTAAGGGATTTAAATTAAGTAATCCGCAAACGATTGTACCAACCAGAAGGATTACTAAGCCTACGATAATTTTAAAAGAGTTTTTCATTTTGTTGTGATTTTTAGTTTTTGATTAAATTTTAGATTTCAATTTTGTGCCCCCTCCTGGTATATATTGGATTTTAGGGTTTGTATAATTCGAGCTCAGCCTCGAAAATTTCGAGAGGGATGGCTCGCTTTTCTTCGCCGGGTTTATCTTCACCCTTACGATGCTCAGTACAATAAGCTTCGTGCTCGCGTTTGGCCACGTCAACCGTGGCATCGGGATAAGCGGGGAAGGTTACGGGCGATACATCGATTAATCGCTCTACTTCTAAAATGGTGCGATCTTCTTCGATGTCGTTATCTTCGGTATTTTTAGCCCATTCGGCACGCTTTACCGAAAATTGAAAAGATGAGCTTGTAATGTTTTTTAATCTCACATTTTCGAGCAAATCGTTACCGGCGGTTGTATTGGGTGCTTCAAATTCGTAACGCAATCCTTTATCATCAATCGAAAGCTTTAAAGTGGCGTTATTACGTGCTAGCACTACATTACGATCGTGATTAAAAAGGGCGACCGTGTCCTGGCTTAAGACATCGTTAAATGCTGCAGGATCTATTTTTTCGCGGAACCACATAATTGGATCGCTCCACGTATTAAATACAGCGGCATATCCTGAAATGGTTCGGCTTTCGTTGTCGCCATCCCTTTGCTCGATACTTACCGGAAGGTTAATATATCGACGTTCTACTTTATTGGGTAGTTTATGTTCTTTAGCCATTATTCCTTGGGATTTTTGGGTTCGGTATTTGTATTTTTAGGGGCGTATTTTATTTTCATAACTTCGCCTAAATCTTTTATAGGGATCATATTTTGCATGATGTAGAACGTATCGCCGCCTTCATCTTTAGGCATAGGATTCATATCTTCGAGGGCACGGATCTCGTTTGGAGTAATTGCACTTAAATTATATAAACCTTTGTATAATGATGTGCGAGCGGCAGAATCGCCACGTAATAATCCGTTGACATTAAATTTTGTAAAGCGGCCAGCATCAAATCGGGTACTAAACAATTTGTCGTTCAGTTCCTGTTCGAACTGAACAAACCAGGGCATCATAGTATCGGTTACAAAAGCAATACTTTGTTGCTCCAAACTATTGTATGAGGAATTTGTATTTATCCCTATTTTAGTAGGTTGAAACATGCCAAAGAATTGACAGATCTCGCGCTGCGAAAATTCTTTAGAATTAATAAAATCGGCATCGCTTGGATTCATTCCAAACTTACCTAATGTTAAACCAGCTTCTAAAACCAATGAATCGCCAAATGTTCCATCTTCGCCATTAAGCTGTTTATGAACATTGTTTCGGATATTTCTTTTGGTATTCTCTTCCAGTTTATTATTCGACATTATTACCGGACGTTCGCCACCACCATTTTTATAGGTTTTACTGCCATACTCCTGTTCGACAATGGCAAAGCCTAATGACTCTTTGGCGGCCGTAAGTATTGATTTACCGTTTAATTGATCGTCGCCCGATTTACCGCTTATAATCGGATTGCGGAAGTGTAATACATCCCCAGCAGGGATGGGGAGTTTATAACCTGTTATGCGATACCATAAACTTTCGCGACCACTTTCAGGATCTTTAAATAAAAAGGCTTTGGCATCGTTCGACGGTAATGGTCTACCTAATTCAATAGCCATACCCATCGCGTTGCGAGTAATTACAGATACGGAATTACCGGTATCAATTACATTTTGAACGATAGCCGATAGCCACATTAAAGAGGTTTGAAAAGGATTTGGCTTTTTAGAAATCAGATAATGTATAGGATGATCGGTGTCGATGATCTTATTTCCAGTCTTATCTTTTTGGCGAACGCCTAAAGGAATCATCGAAACGGTATTGGAAATTAATAGTCGGCAGGCATAGTAAGACGGGACATTTTCGGCATTGCTTTCGCTAACCGAAACGCCTGAATGACTTTGATTTCCCATCATTTTTAATAACCAATAAGGGGGATTTTTTAGGGATGAGCGTTTTTCGATAAAGTCGAGAGTTCGAACTTTAATAGCATCGGCAATTGCCGAACGAATACCAGGGATTTTAATTTTACTCATACCTTTAGCTAAAATGTATGCTGTAAAACTAGGGTCGAAATCTGTTAATATTTATGCAACATTGTTGCATTTCTTTTAACAGATTTATTTTATTCAGTATTAAACGACTAATTATTTTTAAATAAAGGGGTACTTTTTTTAAAAAATGGTATTAATGATTGAACCCTCAATTAATATTCGGTGTGTTTGTTTTTAAAAATAGGCATTGGTTAATGTAATCGAATGTTTTGAGGTTTTTTTTATTTAATATCGAGACATTTTTCATATTTGGGTATATAATAAAACATTAACCAAATTTTATAATATGCCTAGATTTAGTATTTTTTTAAAAAAAGGAGGTGATAAATGACAGATCTAATCCGTTTATTGCCTGAGTTTAAAGATTCAATTTCGATTATTAATTGTGAATTAATTCGGCTTTATGCCGAAAACAAAGAGTCGCCACCTATCGAAATAGCCGATGCTGTTTATAATTTGCGACTACTCCGCTCGAAACTTAATAAAATAGAGTAAGTTAAAAAACCCGTGATCACTGATCGAAGTGAGAGCGGGTTTTTTAGGTTTTATTCATTGGATTTTTTTTTTAATTAGCACATTAGCACATTAGCAAATTGACTAATTAATTCACTAATTTACGATTTCTCACATTCCGGAAGGAATTATAATTGGAATATTTTACGCATCCGTATTTTTTTTCGTGCTCAGTATTCACAGCTTCGAAAGCCGATTGCTTGGTAGGGTATTTACCGGAGCTGATTTTTTCTTCGTACTCAGCGATAAATCCGTCGGTTTGAATGAGGGGTTTTTTAGTCATGATTATGAATTAGTAATTAGGAATTATACCAGTTGCTTGATTTATTACATGACCAACACCCGCATAAACAGCATCAATAATTTTAAAATTAAGATCCCATTTAATACGAACTTTAATCCCATTTTCAGTATCATGCTCTTTTACCAGGTAATAAACATCCTGTTTTAATTTTTCGTTTTCAGCTTTAAGTTTTTGGTATGAAGATAATTTTTGGCTCATAATTCGTAGTTGTTTAAATTTCTCTTTGAGTTTCACAGTGTACGCATTGCTCGAGGGTGTGGTGGCTATCCTGGCCCACTTCCTCGAATTTATGCTCGCAAACATTCTGCAGGGATTTAATGGCTTTGCGGATTAATTCAAGCTTTTCGCTTAATTCGCTTTCGCGAGATCTTAGTTTTTTAATTTCAGGATTCATTTTATTCAAAATTTTTATCTATAATTTCGTCCAGCACCTTACAAAATTTTACATACATTTTATAAAACTCCGGGAGCTTTTTTATTCGCCCTTTTAGCTTATAGTACATTTTTATATGCTCGATAATAAAGTACTTGATCATTACTTAAGCGACTTTTAATTTAACATTTGAAAGATTGATGGCCGATACATGTAAATATTTTTCAGTGGTTTTTATACTCGAATGCCCGAGAATTTCTTGTATGATCCGACTGTCGATATTTTGCTCTAGCAAATGAGAGGCATAGCAGTCGCGTAATAAGTGAGGGTAAACATATTTAGTGATCCCTACTTTTATAGCTTGGCGTTTTAGTACGTTACGGATAGATGAAACTGAGTAAGGTTTAAATATTGAATGGATATACCCTTTTTTGTGATTCGAATTTTTAGCATAAATAGTAAGATGTTTTAACCAGGATTCATTAAGCGGGACCAATCTGTCGCGATTTCCTTTTCCTTTGCGAATAATAAGTAAATTACGGTCCCGATCGATATCGGTATATTTTAGTTTTAATATTTCAGAGATCCGTAAACCATGGTAATAAATACCCGCGATTATAGCTTTTTGTTTGCAGTGGGCAATAGAGTTAATGATTTTTTGCACTTCCTGGATACTTAATATTTCAATGATCTTTTTTGCTGGCTTGGGCCTAATAAATACACTGATCCTTTTACGTGGATGGTTCACCCTATAAAACCCTTTAAGCGCATTAATCTTTATGTTTTGAGCGGAATGTGATTTACTTTGCAATATAAACTCCTGGATCTGTTGATTTGATAGTCGATATAATCGACCATCGATCTCAGCCAGTTTTTTTACTACAGAAATATAAGTGCTAATCGTTTTTTCAGCATGTCCTTTTTGCTTCATATACCTGACATAGTTTTCGATCGCGCTTGTCAAATTTGTTTCCATGTTTCTTTATTTTTAATGGGTTTAAGGGTTTGGGGTTATTAAGTAGTTATCGACAATGTCGCAAGCGAACAGTCGAAGACGAAATGTTAATTACTATCTAACCAACACCTATCACAACAATCAGACTTATCTGCTATTTCTAATGAGTTTAACTCATTTCCA